CACTGATACTACAGAAACTTCGAAAAGCTCCGCGTCCTTTATTTTATATCCATCGGTTTCAGTCATATATTCAGAATCCTTGCATCTGAAACCAACAGAAAATGCTCCAAGGACTCCATCTTTCACTAAATGAGTAATATCACCAGCTGCTTTAGATATTTTTGCAGTAATATCTAAACCTTTGTCAGTGACTTCTAAACTTGTTGCTCTACCGATAGGCTTATTATAGTCATGGTTAAAAAGAATAATTGGATTAGATTTAAAATTCTCTAAACCGCCTTTTGTCCATGCTTCTGTTTCGATAATATCGCCAGCTCTATCTAGTGCATTTGTACTTGCAGAACCTTTGATGTTTATTCCACCATCATCAGTTTCGCCTAAAGTTTTGAAGGTACTCGTCCAGTGATAAATTTTATTCGACATCTTTAACTTCCTTTTTCACAGTCTTTTTAGGAGTTACTTTTTTCACTTCCTTTTTAACGACTGGAGCTGGGACAGGATGTCTTTTAGCAACTTGTGATAATACTCTGTTCCACGAACCAAATGCTCTTCTAAGCAAATAGTCTTTGACAGGTACATCGTTGCCATAACTTTTGTACTCAGCTAAGTCCATTGTTTGAACTTTATTTTTTACCATAAAATCGGACAAAGCCTTTATCATCATGTCTTTTGTCATTACTGTTCCTCGCTAGGCGGTGTTTCTTGTGGTCTACCACCTTCTTCGGGATTTGCTGCAGAGCCTGCGATATTTGCAGGAACTCTTGGTGTATCAAATCCGTTGATCTTCTCAAGCCTTAACGCCTCCCTTGCTTCATTCGGTGTCATTATTCCAGTGTTCACAAGTGTGGCATAATAGCCTGCTTGGTCTCTTAACTCTGGTTGTAGAGCAGGAATACCTGATACATTCTCATCAAGTTTGAAACCGAAGTATCTCTCGAAAGCATACGCTATTTTATTAACAATAGGTAGTATGGTTTCTAAATAATAAAGACGGTGGTTAGGTCGCAAATTTGCATTGTTACCACTATCCATTAAAATTGGTGGAATACCTAATGCTTTAAGAATTACTTTTTCATTATCCTTAATAGCTTCTTGGAAATCTAAATTTTTAAAATTAATTTCACTTAGGTTTTCTACCTCTAACCCACCATCTAAAAATAGTGGTCTTCTTCCACCAGACTGTGGATTGTATCTAGCAATCCAAGCCTGTAACATTCTTTCTTTGATTTTCTCAGAAAGAGTGTTTGGTGACTTTAATACCAATCCTGGTATAGCTCCATTTTTAAAGAAGTTATCCTGAAACTTTCTCATGCTTCCCATTAATTGCATGGTTCTAAAAGCTGGTTTTAGTCTCGGTACTCCTCTATAAATAGAATTAAAACTGTTTTCTTTGATATGAATTATCTCACTAGGACTGTAATCAATACTGTGGTCATAAGTAAATTTTTCTATATATGTCTTATCATCACTATGTATTGTTACATGGTCTGCTGGAAGATGGTACAGATGAGCACCATCAAAATAAACAAAGATATTTCCATCAATCAGTAAGTCAATTATCAAATTTCTTTTAAATGTACTTACATCTTGAAATGGATTAGGCTCTTTATTTAAAAGTAAGTCTACTCTAGTTCTTCTAAGGTCTTTTTTAATAGAATTTAGTCCAACTATTTTTTCGCCTACATCAAAAGGTATTTCCGCAGAGTCATCCACTATCATGTTAACTGCTCGGTTTACGACTTCTAATGTTTCGTAAGCATTTCTGTAATTCGTGACATTTTCACGGGTATCAATAGTGATACCTTGATCTCTAGAAATGACATATTGAGCAGGATTTTCTTTTTCAAAATCCTTTTCTTGCCTTCCTAGTAAAAAATCATACCATGCCATATTTATCTCGTTGTATTCCTACCCATCTCTCTTGTTTTTGTGCTGTTACCAATTTTGGGCGTTTTCCATATATTTGATGCAATCTAAGATGATGTGCATGACATAGTGTAACAGCATGGTTGTAAACTTGTTCTTCGTTTTCCTTTATAAATTGTTCACGAAGTGCTAATATTTCTTCCTCGGTTTCAATGGTGATGTTATTTTTATTCATCCACCATTCTAATAACTCAGTTAGTCCGTAAAAGTGATGAAAGTCCAGATTTTCTGTACTTCCGCAAATGTAACATTCCGTCTCTTTTTTATATTTCGACTTGGCTTTGTCACGAACATATTTAACTAAATCTCTTTTTAAAGTCATAAACCTACTTGTATAATAGAATTTTAACAAAATTTTGAGCGTATGTCAAGAACTATTTTTTCAAGGGGTTATTAAAATGTAGTGGCGCTTGTCTCAAATGAATAGAGTGCATAACGAATGGCATCTGCCATGTGAGAGGCATAGTTATGTTTTGGTTTTTCTTTTAATAAATTTGGATTTGGGTCCCATTGATACTGGTCTAAACTTGTTAGTGATTCTTTACATGATTGATGTACAATAAGTTTATCATTGTCTACAATTCCAGCCACTTGTCCAATACCATCTAGTATTGATTTTTTCGCATTAATAGTAGTAATATCATAGTTCTGTGCAAAGTCAAAACGAGTTTGTTGCGCTGCAGAATCAATGTAAATATAATCTATATTCCACTTTTCAATAAGTTTACGAATTTCCATTGCGTGTTGTTCTGTAGTTCTTTCAGAATCTAAATATTCGTCTAGTAAGTAATATTTTTCTGTGTCCCAATCATATGCGATTACACAGAAAGCGGTCGGGTCTTTGTACCCAACGTCCATTCCTGCAAATATATCCATTCTACTAGTTTCTAGTTCAGATAAATCTGCTACACATTCCTCGTGATTAAATGCCCATACCTGCCCTTCAAAGACATTAAAGTCAGCCATATACTCTTGGTTAAATTCAGCTTCAGACATTGTTTTCTTTGCTTCACTTATATCTGATTCTGATAATCTAGGATTCTCGTGGTAAGTTGCTCGTATAGAAGCCCACTCAGGATATTCGTCTGAAAAACCACGATGCCAAAATTCTGCAAACCAATTATTTCTACCCCTTGGCGTAGATATAAAGAGTGCTTTTGAATTATCCTTGTCTAGTGTGGGCCTGAGCGCAACATTGAAAGCATCCCGCCCGTCAACGAGAGCGGCCTCGTCAAATATGATGAGGTCATAAGACCTACCCACGACCGAATCAACTTGGTTAACGGAACCCATACGAATCGTACTATGATTCGATAGTTCAATAACTTTATCTTTTGCATTATCTCGTAATACCTCCAAATCAAAATGCTTGATTAATTGTCTTTGCAAATCAAAAGAAATTTGCGATAAGGAATAGTTAGGTGACATAAGTAAAACATTAGCACCTGGAATTAAAGTAATTAACTGACCAATAATATTTGCAATATAAGTTTTACCCTGTCTTCTAGAAACAGCGGCAGTAATAAAACGATATTTAGGATTGTTTATTGCATTAATTATTGCTGTTTGACTAGTATTAGGATTAATACCCAGCAACTCCATATAACCTTCAATAGGTAACTTAATAAATCTACGATCATCGAATTTCATCAGATTTTCTGAGTCAATATCTAATCTACTAATATTTATCAATGTATAGTCTCGTTGTTAAAAATAAATTCTTCATCACTTTCGTTTAAAACTCCAGCGTCTTTTGCTTTCTCGTAAAGATAAATATAAGCGGCTGCTAAGTGTTTAAATTTTAGTTCTGCACTCGAAAGAGGTCTTTTTGCTTCTTCCGAAATCATCTTTGCTAAAAAATTACCACCATGCACTAAACCTTCTTCTAACCAAAGTTTTCTGCCATCTATAGTAGGTACCGCCATATTTATCTCCTTCTTCGTTTAATTCCTTTAACATGCTTTTGGGATTTAGGTGGTCGTTTTTTAGAACCGCCTTTGCCTGCCCAAAAGACTTTATTTGCCCAGTAAGCTGCTGAAGATTTACCCTTACGAATATTCTTAGCGTGTCTTGCTTTGAAACTTTTTCTTGCTTCTGGACTATAATTATGACCCATGCCTTGCGCACCGAATCTAATTATTTTTACTTTACCCCCAACACGAACAGCTACTACAGCTTTCTTTGTTTTATGATTAGGAGTTCTTTTTGGACTATTTAATCGAGTTAGTCCTGCTCGTTTTAATCTAGATTTCTCACTCGCTGTCAGAGCCATGGTCATCATCCAATCCGTTAACTAATGCGTTAGCGGCCTGTACTACTTCGTGTTCTGAAACTGCTAATTTATTTGTCCACCAAGTGGGCATCATTTCTGCATTTTCATCTATATTGTCAAGTATCATCTGACAATGTGACATAATAGTCTTGCAACTATTTATAGCAGAAGCAGCATCAGTATGTCCACCTTTGAGTATAATTTTATTACCTCTCAGTATTGCTTTCATTATCTACCTCTTCTTGGTAAAATTCTTCCTGCACCGCCTCTACCAAATCTTGCTGATTTTGGTCTAACAGTCTTGCCAAATCTAGGACCGATTGCTTTAGGTCTTGCTCCATATCTCATTGCACCAACACTGTAAGCATCTTTTGTATTTACTAAAGTACCTGCTGCAGCATTCATGTCTCTTGTGACTCCTCGCTTGAGTCTGTGTTTACGAATCTTCTGAGTACTATGTACTCCAGTAGGTCCGCTTAAGAATCCGCCTGTTCTAGCCATTGTATTCTCCTATAAGCTTTTTTAATTGCTTATCTCGAAAGGTACATTTCCTCATGGTAATATATTCTTTCAGTTTTTTTAATTTTTCTAATCTGTTTCTTCGAGTAAAAATTACTTCTGCCATTGTTTTTTCAATCGCTTTAAGTTCATTTGCCATTTCTGACTTTTGTCTGAGTTTATGAGCATTGCTCATAATTACCTCCTTTTTTTCTTTCTACCTCGTTTTGCAAAAGTAGCAACATTTCTAGGCTTACCACCTGGATTTCCTGCTCTTCTTTTTCTTGTTACGGCAGAACGCTTTTGCGCTTTTGTCATTCTAGCGGCTTTACTTGCAGGAACACATTTTGGATATCCCCCAGCTTTACTACCTCTTGCTGACTTTCTACCGCAAGGTGGATGTCCTCCACCTTTTCTTTTTCGAGAGATGTCTACCCACCCCTCTCTAAACCACTTGGTAAGTCCTCCGCTTGGTTTTCGTGCCATTACTTCCTCCTTTTACGGCCAGTACCCATTCGATACTTTCCGCCTCGGGCTTTGTAAGTTTTTACTAACCAACCATTAGCATACGCTGATGGATATACCTTAAATTTCCTCTTTGCTTCTGCTTTTACTCTCGCATATAGAGTAGGATTTGTAGGTACTGGACGTTTTTTAGCGGTCTTTCTTCGTCTTTTGACTGCCATTTTCTCCCCTAATTGCACCGTGGGCGTTTCAGCCCACGATACCCCCTGTTGCTATTTATCTTTAGCCTTACCAACATTGATAGCAAACCAGTCAATTACTTTATATACTTTTTTGACTATACCATCATCTATTGGAGTAGGTGTTAGAGCCGCTATAACGGATGCTCCCATAACCAGCCATGGAATAACTTGAATCCATCTGATTACCCATTCTAAGAAATCTAACATAGATTATCTCCTTTTGTACTTGCCGCCTCTTTTTTGACGCTTACAGTACTGCTTTTGTGAGAAACCTCTAGGATTCGCACAGTTTATTTTACGCTTACGCGATATAGACCATTTCCTTCTCACTTCGGTTTAAAGGTGTCTACTTTTGTTAGTTTTCGTCTAAGAAATAGTCCTTTCAAAAACTCCCAAAACTTTTTAAAATAATTGTTCATACCCTTCTAAGTGTTCTCTATACACGGGGTACCATTTTTTATTCTGTGGCATCCATGGTGTAAAGTATCTAAAGAAATGAATAGCACACATATCTTCATATTCATTTCTGTCCCAGTGTCCGTCTACTTCATGTATTTTGTGATAGTGCCAATCTATTTGGTCTAACACTGGACATCTGTTTTCAAATTTGTTTGATAAAGGTTTCCATTTATCATGTAAAACTGTATTAAATATACCCTGGTCTTCAAATTTTACAAAAGGGTTTAGACTCCATGCTGCATCTATCAATCTTCTAAAAGTTTTTGCTGCTATTAATCTTCTATTAAAAAGCATAAAACAAGATTGAAATGCTTGTTGATTAGGTTTTAAATTAATTAAATCTAACCAACCTGTTCGTAGTGCTATTTGTCCAGGACTATGAACAGCGCTTGTTACAAATTCCATCATGTTTTTTAATTCCCACAATCGAATTTTGTATTGATATTGTATGTCTTTATTTCCATCAGGATTAGCATACAAGTATCGAGTATCCCTTTTTTCTAAATCTAATTCTATTTTATCAATAAATAAAACATCTAAGTCAGTATAAAATATCCAATCCCACTTTTTAAAATAATCGTGAAAAAGGAAAAATTTATTATACCTATTTTCAGTAGTATGCATTTCGACTTCAAATACTTCGTGTTTAAAGTCACTTGGCAGTGTAGTGCCGAGGGGTACAATCACTCTTATGTCGCCATCCCATTTGCCTACTGTTACTGCTGAATGAATTACTGCTTTACAGTGTTCTATATAATTATCGTCTGCTACAAGTACAAGTACTTTTTTCTTCATTTCTAGTCCTTAAAGGTGGAGCGGAGACCCCTCGATATTTTTCCGTGTCATGAAATATCTTCATGCTCTTGTGCTTAGTATAAGGTCATCCACTCCGTAAATCTATAATCACCTCCTCTAATTGGACTTTTTTAGTTTATTTTTTCTTACTGCCTTTTTTCTTTTTCTTTTTACCTTTTCCGTAATGTCCTGGCATTTCTATCTCCCTAAGTCCAACGAGGTGGCTCGTCTGGACACTCAGCCCATCTTAACTTTGTTTTGAGGGGCATAAAGCAATGACATATCTTACAAGTTTTCCAAAACTTACTATAGTTTGGGCACTTTTGACATATCGCTATTCTGTCCGTATGTGGTATTTTATTCTTCGAAGTCCGCATGGAAATTATCTCCGAACTCTTGTAATTTATCAATCCACCACTCTTTGGGGTGTAGACTGACATGAAAGTTAGTACCACAACTAAATTTCTTTAATGCTGGTTTAGTATCAATGTGAAAATATATAAAATTTCCAAAGAAGAAAACTGAATGTAGTATTTCGTCTACTTCTTCTGGTAGTATGTGTTCCATCACATCTACACATAGTACTAAATCGTAATATTTTGTTCCTACTGCTGGTAATTTATCTATACCTTTTACATAAGGGTCATAAAGAGTTGGTTTTGGTATTCCCCATTCTTTGTGAACTTCATGTTTACTATATTGTAAACCTTTTCCAGACCCAAAATCTAATACACTAAAAGGTTTTACTTTACGAATAATATCGTGTATTTTATCCTTTTGTTTCATAGTAGTACCGCCACTCATTGTAGTAGTATTTTTATGAACCCAAATATATTCTTCCTCTAGTCGTTGTTTTGAAATCACTTTCTACTACGCTTTGGATTGTGGGTTTTTCTCTGTAAATTTCTTTTTCTTGCGAGTAGTTTTTTAACTCTGCCTGATAGTTCTGGAGCTTCGTTTGTTTCTTCTGACTTCTCCACAGCTTTTTTCAAAGCTTCTTTTATTTCGTTAGCCATTCTATTGCTTCCTCTTTGGTTTTGTACATTTTTGTCTCACCATTAAATTTAACTCTCCAGGCTGTACCGTTAAAGCTTAATTCAGCCCCTGCTGGTAGCACTGGCTCTTCTTTCACTACTTTTTTCACTTTCGGTGCTTTAGTAATATCTTTTTTATCATAGTCCATTTGCATTGTTTTCTCCTACATATGATTTACCCATAAAGTTACGAAGATTCCAAATCCTGCAACTATTATGGCGCCTGCCGCTGATATAAGTATTGTTTCGATTCTCTTAACATTTTCATCTAAGTCATCAAAGCGGTTAAATGCAGTTTTCCATCGCTCCGCGCAGACGGCTTCGTGCTTGGCTAAATCGTTTGCTACTGTCTCGGCATCCATTATTGTTTCCTTTAAAACTTTTGTATTAAATACATGATAATTATATCAAATTCGATACCTGATGTCAAGTATTATTTTCGTATGGTATAGATTTTTACAGGCTCTGACTTACCTTTGACAGTTACCTCGTCAAGAAATTCGTAGTCATAACCATCTACTAAACTGTACTCGGATATAATTAAATCTGCGTCATATTCTTTACAACTAGACTCTAGTCTAGCGGCTAGATTGACACTATCA